GCCCTGGCCGCCTTCGATCCGGGCCGTGCCGGGCAGAACCGCGCCCACCACAGATTCGAGGCCCCAGGATCGATGCGAGTCGAGGAACGGCGCGCCTGCGTTCAGGCGATCCATCCGCACCGCGCCCGGCGTGACGACCAGTTCCTCGTCATATTCGACGACATCATCCCAGCCCTCATAGCGCCGCCGCTGCACAGTGGCGCCGGTGGTCCAGATCACATCGATCGTCATGTCGTCGCCCTCGCCGCGGACAAGTCTTAGCGAGGCCTCCCGCGTGATCAGCGGGAGGTTCAGGGATTCAGAGGGCATGGAAGAGGCTCCGTTCTGAGGAGATTTCAGTTCGCGCTTGTGTGTCTCAGCGATTTATGAAAATATGGATTTATGAAGGATAGGAGATTCGGATGCCCACGATCGAAATCACTGACTACGACTTCGCCCGCCTGCAGAAAGTGGCCGTGCCGTTTATCGACACGCCCGCGACGGTCTTTACGAAGGTGATGGACGCCTTCGAGCACGCCAACACTGCGGCGGCTGCTCCGGCGTCCGTTCCGGTCGCTACGGCCAACCTGCCGGTCTACCATCACGACAATCTCCCTCCGCTTACCCATACGAAGCTGCTTGAGGCTACTTTTGATGGGAAGCAGCCCGAGAAGGTCGCGTGGGACGCGCTTGTGCGGCTGGCCTTGATCGAAACCAAGGAGCAGGCGGGTTCGATCCAGGGGCTGCGCAAGATCGCGGCAGCAAACATCGTTGAAGGCCGCAAGGACGACGAAGGCTACAAGTTCCTCCCTGAGCATGGCTTTTCCTATCAGGGCGTTTCGGCAGAGGATGCGGTCAAGATCGTCTTCCGCTGCGCCAAGGGGCTGAAGGTCAACTTCTTTGCCGAGTTTGAATGGCGGTCCAAAGACGATGCCTACCGCCCCGGCGAACGGGCGCGCCTCGAGTACCGCGCCAGCTGAACAGCTGATCATTGTTCCTCCGTGGGCGGGTCGCGATCCGTCGCGTCCACGGCTTGCGCGAGACCGGCGCGGCTGACGCGGCGGGGATCAGCATCGAAGACCAGGCCCAGCTGATCGAAGAGCGCGGCGTATTTCTGCCATTCCTCCACTACCTCACGCGGGTCATAGCCGCGCCGGGCGATCTGCTGGGCCGGGGTCGAGAACCCGGCGCGCACCTCCATCAGGTCGGCGGTGACATCTTGCAGCGGGTTCACGCTTTCGAACCGTGGCGGGGCCCATTCGACAGCGATCTCCGGTTGGGGCAGGGCGCCCGCCGTCCAGGCGGCCTCCATCACCCAGTCCCAGATGCGCTGACAGAACATTGGGATCACCACCTGCCATTGCACGGCCTCGACCATCCGGCGGAACTCATGCAGGCCGACGCGAGAGGAGGCGAAGTTCACTTGTGACAGATCGCCGGTCATCAGCTCGTAGGGCACGCGGAACCCGGCCGAGATGATGTGCTGCTGCACCCGGTTCCATTCGTAGATGCCCGAGGTCGAGGCGGGCGTGTTGAACTTGATGTCCTTGCCGTTGCGAACATAGCCGATCAGGCCGGGTTCGAACTGTTCGATGCGGTTGCCATCGGCATCCTGCACGACCGGTGCCATGGATTGCTGGTCCTCGTCGGCGCCAAAGACGAAGCCGACCATCGAGGCCTCGATCTTCTTGCGGACCAGTTCTGCGGTTTGCCAGTCGCCCAGTTCCCGCAAGGCGCGCATGGCGGGCACGCCCCAAGGTACGCCGCGGTTCTGCACCCGCTGGCGTTCGAAGAGATGGGCGACCCCATCGGCGCCAACCCGGAGCGATTCAAACCGGCGCCCGAAGACCGGCGTCGCATCGCCCGGGTGGTCGGGGAACATCCAGTAGCCCCGGCGGCGGCCCAGCGCGTCGTATTCGATACCCTGGACGATCCGGCCACCATCTGGCCGATTGTCAAACTTGGCGCCGTCAAGGTGATCGGCCTCGTTGAGTTGGATCTGCACCGGCGCGGCGAGACGGTCACTGGCCCGGCGGCGGCGGCGCAGGGCGAAGACTTCGCCGCCTTCGATCATCTCGCGCACGGCGAGGGCGGTCAGGCCGTGGAAATCGGTGTGCCCATCGGCATCGGCCCGCGGCGCCCAGCGCTTCCAGAGATCATCGGCGAGCTTGTTCAGCGCGGGGTCGGCCGCCGCCGCCCGTGGTCGAATGCCGGTGCCGACGATGTTCGACACCAGAACCTGCACGGCCTTAGCCGCGAGGGGATCATTGCGCACAAGATCGCGCATCCGGTCGCGCAGGGCTCCGCCTGCAATGGCAATCTCCGCATCGGCCGCGGTGCTGCCCGCGCGCCAGCCATCAGTGCCACGGCCGCGGGCGGCGGCATCGTAACCGCGGCGCAGATTGGCGATCGCCACCCGAGCGGCATAGCGCCGGGCGGCCGTGCGAGGCGCGACGGTGGCGACGATCCGGTCGATCACGCCCCACGGCACATCGGGCGGGGTGGGTTTCATGCGCGACCCCGGCTGAAGCTGGCCTTGCCTGCGACGGGGCGCGACCCGCCGGAACTGGTCGCCATCTGGCCTTCAATGAAGCGGATGCGGGCCAACAGATCGGCCGCATTGCCATAGGTCAGGCGGCGCCCATCGTATTCCACCACCAAGGCGCCTGCGGCAAAGGCACGGCGCAGGGCATCAAGTTCGGCTTGCGAGAAGGACATCAGAGCCATTTTCCACGTCGGGGCCCGAGCCAGCCGGTTGGCCGCTTCGGGGCAGATTGCGGTTGTGGCCGGTCGGGCTGACCGGCCGGGGTGGTGGCGGGCCTTGCTGGCCCGATCTGTTCTTCCAGCGCTTCCCAGCGCGCGTTGTCCCAGCGATCGATCCCCATCAGCCAGGCGGCAGCGCGGGCATAGACCCGGCAATCGAGGGCCTCATTCCTCTCCCGGGTCTGTTCCCATTCCAGCTTCTGGTAACCGGTGCGGGTCTTGCGGGTGACGAGCTGCTCGGAGGTCAGCTGCTTCACCCATTCGGCCGTGGTGCCTTTCGGGATATGGACGAAGCCCGCAGGCCAGTCGGCCCCGGCAGCCCGCTCCTCATCAGTGGGCGCGGCTAGGCGCAGGAAGCGATAGGTCTCGGCTTTGAACACGGCCCCGGCGACCTTCCAGAGCCGAACGCCGCGGCGCAGCTTGCGCCCGCCCTCGGTGGTTTCCACATAGGTGGGCCCGTCCACCGGCGTCGAACGGTCGAACCCGGCCACGCCCTTGATGGCGATCACCTGCCCATGCCCGGCTTGCCGAACCCAGGCATAGACCGCATCGGTCGTGGCGCCGTCGCCGGAGTCGATCGCCACCCGCGCCAGCGCCATCCGGGCGCCGGAGGCGTGTTCCCAGGTCATCCCCAAGAACTCATTCAGATCGGCCCAGACCTCGGCCCGGGCCGTATCGCCTTCCAGAACCACATGATCGACCAGCCAGGAGCGAAGATTCCGCCCCCAGCCCCAGACGTCGATCTCGATCCGGTCGCGCTGGACGTCGATCCCCGCGGTCAGGATCAGCACACCCGCGGACGCGCGGCCCAATTGCCAGTCCTCGCGGCGCTCATAAAGCCGCTGCCAATCCGGTGCCTCGCCGCGTTCCGCCCAGGTTTCGCCGAGGACGGTGTTCTTCACGGTCTTGAGGGCGGAATCGTTGCCCTGCGCCTGATCCCAGCGCCGGGCGATTTCTTCCCAGGACAACCAGCCGAGGGGCGAATAGAGCCCCGAGATGTGGAAGCCGATCACCCCCGCGGTCTCGGCCGACGCTTGCACGTCCGGCGCGGCCGTCGGTAGCCAATCCGCCCCGTTCTCTTCGTCCATCATCCACGTCTTGTGCCGTTCCGCGATCGGCGCCTCGCAGTGTTCGCACAGGTAAGCTGCCGTCTCCGGCCGCCCCTTCTCCCAGCGCAGCCGTTCAAACTTCAGCCATTGCAGCCCGCCGCAATGCGGGCAGGGGACGTGATAGCGGCGCTGGTCGGTCAATTCGAACTCCCGCTCGATCCGGCTGAGGCCCTTGATCGTGGGCGTCGAGGCCAGGAAGATTTTCTTGCGGTGGCCGAAGCTGTCGGTGCGGGCCTCGGCCAGCGCCACCGGATCACCCTCGCCCTCAAGGTCGCCCGGATAGGCGTCGACCTCGTCCAGAAAGAGCCAGCGCGCAGGCATCGATCGCAGGCCCACGGCCGAGTTCGCTCCGGTCAAGACCAGCTGACCGCCGGGGAAGCGCTTGGCCAGCACCGTGTTCCCGGCGTCGCGCGACCGGGCAGGCAGGACGAGGGCCCGCAGATCGGGGCTTTCCTCTATCAGGGGCTCGATCCGCTGCTGGCTCAGGCGCTTGGCCAGATCGGTCGTCGGTTGCACCGCCAGGATCGGCCCCGGCGCGCGGTGGATGCAGAAGCCGATCCAGTTATTCCCAGCCTCGGTGGCCCCCACTTGGGCGGATTTCATGAACACGACCCGCTGGGCCGGGTTGTTCGGCGACAGAGCCTCCATGATCGCTTTGAGATAAGGCGTCCGGCTGGTGCGATAGGGTCCAGCCTCAGACGCCGCCCGCGACGACAGGATACGGTGCCGGTCGGCCCATTCCGCAACCGTCTGCGCCGGATCAGGTGCGAGACCCCGCGCCCAGGCGACGGCGATATCCTCGGCCCCTTCGAAGTTACCGAAGTTCAACTTTGACCTCCGACATCTCCGCCAGATGGCGGCGCAGGTAGCGCATTAGGACCTGTTCTACGGCATGTGGTTCGGCCCCAAGTTCGGCGGCGATGTCGGCCGCCACGCGGGGTGGCCAGTTCAGCCAGGCGTCGCGCTCACGCCGCGCCAGATCGAACACCATCGCGGTCGCTCGGGCGCGATCGACGACCTCGCCCTTCATCTTCTGCAACCGCACCCGCGCGGTCTGGGCCTTCAGCACCTCATTCGCCATTCGGGCTTTGACGAAGGACACTTCGCCGCCATCGGCAGTGGCCCCGCCAGGATCGGCCCCTGCCTCGGTCAGGGTCTCGGCGACAGCTGCAAAGGCCTGCCGCGGCACGGCCTTGGTCCCCGCGACCGCCCGCGTCGCTTCGGCCGTGCCGCGGCCCAGATCCCGGGCATGGGCGCCGCGCTGCTTGGCCGGATCGGTCGAGGCATCCCACATCGCATCGGCCTTGGCGGCGTCGATCGTGCCGTCGGCTTCCGTCGTGATCCGCCCTGTGGCGATGGCCTTACGCACGGCGCTTTCATGCACCCCGCGCAAGGCCGCATAGGCGCGCCGCGACAGCCCCATATTGCGACATTCTCCAATTAAGTCAGTGATTTGGACTTGCTCTTCGGGCGGTCTCGGCAATGTCTGCGACACCTTGAAACGGAGGTTTCCGATGCACGCCAAAACCACCCCGATGACCGGCTTTGAGGCCAATTGCCTCGCCGCCGCCGACCATTTCATCGCCTGCCGCGGGTCCAAGCCCGCAACCCGTATCCGCGCCCGCTTCGACCGGATCGATCAGGCTGAGGCTTTCGCCGCCACCTTCGGCGACAGCCGCACGATGATCTACGCGGTCACCGCCGAAGGCCGCTCCGCCCACATCAAGAACGCCTGAAGGAGGCTCCGATGTTCACCAACCTCTCCGCCGTCCAGATCAACCGCCTTGCCCAGCGCCTGAGCGCGGCGCCCTTGGGCCGCAGCGCCAGCGTGGCCGCCGCCGCCGAACGGTTCGAACGCCTGCTGGCCGTTAAGATCGGCGCCGATCGCGCGCTGAAGGCGAGCAAGGCGATCCTGACCGCCCCGGGCTTGGAAACCGCCGAGGGACGGTTAGTGGCCGAGATCGACGCCTGCGAGTCGGACGCCCCGGCAGAACCGGCGGCGCCCACGGCCGTACCGGAACCGGTCGTCGAACTGGAGCCGAATGTCGAACAGGCCGCTGAGCCCGAAACCGCGCCCTGCGCCCCGCGTCGCCGCCGGGATGCGGACATCGAGGCCAAGGCCCGGAAGGGCGAACTGCCGCCGCCGCCCGATTTCTCGGCCCCGACCCATGCCCGCTTCCGCGCCAAGCTGGCCGCACTGGTGGAACTGGCCGGGAAGGCCGATGCAACCGGCCTGCGCGCCATCTCAATCAACCCGGTTTCGTCCAGCCCCAAGGCGCTGGCCCGCTACCGTGACCTCGCTGTGCTGGCGATCGAGGCCCGGGAGGGCCGGGCATGAAGATCATCCGCACCTTCGTGCCCGGCGACCGCTATCGCTTCGACTTCGACCTTTGCTCCTGCGCCCGGGGATGGGCGCAGGTTGACACCGCGCAGGATGCCTCATGGTTCGGCACTTGGGCCTCACCCTCCGAACGCACCATCCTCAACTTCGCCGAGGGCGATGTCACCCGCACTGTCTGCGACACCGACGAGGAGTTCGCCGCCGCCCTGCGCAAAATCGATCGTTGGAACCGGGATCACGGCTATGGCCCGGCCCGCATCGATCCCGGCTTCAATCCGGCGCTGAAGGCGGCGTTCGAAGCGGTCGGGCTGGGGGATATGCTGCATT